GTGGTATGTTATCTAACTCAGCCCACTCTCGTAATCTTTTCTTGTGTATTGGTTGTTGTTTTTCACCTGTTACAAATACATTATCATCACTTAGTATATTAGGTATACCGTCTGAACGGTCACCTTTTATGATTTGTTCATGTAAGTATTTTACAGGGTCTTCATCTTCAACAAATTTCTTTTGTATAGGACTATATTGTTTTACTTCATCATACTTATGTAACTGAATAAAATCTTTATCTCCTGATACTATCATTACTTTTTCTTTATTGTTATGTGCTTCTCTGCATAGAATTGCAATGATATCATCTGCCTCTGCATTATCAATTGCTAATACCATATAAGGAAAATTTTCTTTTATCTCTTGTCTTACAACTGTAATGATATCGAAAAGGTCATCCCATTTGTCCGAACTCTCTTGTGTTTCTAATCTAACTTGTTTTCTTTGATACTTATAATTAGGAAAGTATTCTCTACGCCAAGGGTTTGCTGAATCAGCACATAATATAGGTCTACCATATTCCTCTTTAAACTTTAGATTATACCCTCTAATACTATTTAAGACCATGTGTCTAAACATATCTATATTGGGTGCTTTTTGACCTCTTGTCTGTGCCATATAATTAGATATAAGCACTTGATTTAAATCAACTAAAATCATTTATCATCATCCTCTTCTGGTAAAGGTATTTCAAAATCCGGTTCAAAATGAATTTCTTTTCCCTCATCACCAAAATCTAATTCTTTTTGTTGCATGTCTTTTGATTCTAAGACATTACCATAATTTATTATAGGTTGAACTTGTCCATCATCATCTCTGACATCTATTATCTTATCAATAAGAACTTGTGCAATATGTTTTTTACCCATATCTCTATAAATTAGTCCTCTGCAAATTTCAGTAATTAGTGCTATATCACCATAGAAATGTGGTTTTGAAATATCACAACCACCATCAACTAATCTTCTAATTAAATCTACCGCAATATCATCAATTAGGGTTTCTATAAATTCAACTTCTTGTTTTTGATAATTTACTTCTTCAGTCAATCTATCAATATCATCATTAGATATCTGAAACTTTTTACCTGTAGGAAATTGAATTACATTATTATTATCATCATCTTTGCTCAACTTTTTCTCCTTTGAAATTAACTAGACCTTGGTCATCTAAGTATTCAACTAACTGATGATATCCTCCAATCAATTCTCCGTTAATTTTTATCTGTGGCATTGTTCTAACATCTTTACCTATGTCTTTCTTAAAACTTTCAACAGAATCAAAATTTTCAAATTTCTTTTCTGTATATTTTAATCCAAGGTTATCTAACATAACCTTGGACTTAGAACAATAGGTACATTTATCTTTACTGTACAGTACTATTCTCATTTTCTATTTCCTCATTTGATGATATCATATCATCCCATATTGTGTCTACTCTATTATCATTTGATTGATAAGCATCCACAGCTTGTTCTATTGTAAAGTTATACATTTTGTTTAATTCTCCCATTGGTAATCTTAAACCTACATATGCACGATAACTACCGCCTCTAGTAATTACTACATCTTGTTTAAAGACTTCATACCCACGAACTGGAGTATTTTCAATAGAGTTTACAATTGCACTTTCAACTTCTGTAACTACTTCTTTACTTTGAGTTTTACCAACTTCAGTAATGAACTGTTTACTTTGTTTATTCATTGTGCCTTTAATCATATCAGCAATTTCAGATTTTGCAATCATCTTTGCCTTCTCAATCGCAAGATTTAAATCAGGTGATACAGATGTACCTGCCCCAAATAAACACATACCTTCATGAGTTTCATCACCACACAATTTCATGTTGGTATAATCTGACATAAACCAACCTGGTACTTGTGTAACAAATTCTCCAGTCTCACTCTTTAATGAGTAGATTGGATTATTGCCTGTTGTACATGCACCTAAGGTAAGTGCCAATACAACTATCATTATATTTTTCATTATATTACTCCTATCACTCTGTCAATAACACTATTTATACTACTACTAAGATGTACCACAACCTCTTCAATTGTAACATCAGTCATAGTTATAATGATAAATGCCAAAGTAAATATTATCACATTTTTTATCATTGGACCTCCCAATCGCCATTTTTATCTAAACATGCTTTTCCTGGCGTATTAAAAGCATGATTCGGTCTATCATAGTATCTACAATACCTAGGGGCATTTGTATCTCTATAATAAAATTCTGAAAACAATTCCCAATAACCTGGCTCATCAAAGTTTTTTCTACCGTCTGCACAGATTAATTTTTCTTCTTTTGTAACCACATCATCTTTAATTGTTGTTGTAATCTTTGTAAAACAATATTGTTGTTTAATTGGTTTTATCTTTGCATGATATTCTTCATCTGCATTTGCAACATGAGCTGTGTATGACATTAAAGTCATAAACATCAAAAATGCAATTAGAATCTCCCATTGAATCTTCATCTACTTACCCATTCTCCTGTATAAGGATTTTTATATGGTTTTTCTAACCATCTACCATCTGGCATTTGACATGCCGTTCCAAATTCTGTTCTTCTATCTATGTTACCCATACCTATAACAGGCCAAAGATTTGTTATATCAACTGTTACATCATAATCAACACATTTAAAAGGACCTTGATAGTACATACTTGTTGTTTTTATTATGCCACTATTACCTGTCTTTCTATTGTGCCAATTAGTATATGATGGTCCACTTGTTGCAACATTCATATGGTCTACAAAAGTACCATAGTGAACATCATAGTCTGATTGATACATCATTTCAGCACCTGCAAGAGCACCACCTAAAGTACACATTGCAATTACATATGGATTATCAATTCCTGCTGATACACAGGCGACTGTCGTTGTTGTTGCACCTAAACCGGCACCGATGTGTGACCGTGTTGCCAAACATCCTTGTAAGGACAACCCAATCAATACGATAGCGAATGTTCTAAGCATCCTTTTTTGCTGGATATTTATTATATTTTCCTTTATCATTTGCTATCTCTCTACACAATGTTTGTATGTCTTTTATTCTATGGTTTATATCTGAATCTGATTCTCTCTGTGAAACATCATCCTTATGACCATATTTTGCTATTCGTAATTCTTCTGATTTTTGATAAATTACTCGTACTTTATCGCACATTGAACTTATTTTATGATACATTAGAATTGCCTCCAACTTGTAACTGATTATCATATAGGATAGGTGCCCTTTCGGGCACCATTCTCACATTAAGAACTGTAAGCGTATTTTGTACCATAAAGTTTCTTGATACCAGCAGCCACAATCGCTTTAGATGGTGTACCCATACGATATGAAGTGTTGTTACCATTAGTACCTGTGTTTTCATTGATATAAATCATATGTCCTTCTGAGCGTAATGTATCAACCATTGCTCTAGGTGATGTTAAATCAAATCTACTTCTTAGGGTTCTCCAGAATACTGGTTGTCCTTTAGATAGTAAGTTTAGTACTTTTTCTTTTTTGCTTAGTCTAGCTCTTGCCATTATATTTTCCTCTTTGTTGTTATATAAGTGTGTTTTAAGTCCACATGACTATTACATTTATAGTAATTAGTGTTATTATACGGTATTTCAAAGCGTTTGTCAAGCTTTATTTTCATTATTTTCTGAACTCATTAATAGTACAATATAATGTATTGCCTTTAGTAAGTCTTTTCGGTTTTTACCGTCCTTCTTACCATATCTGCAAAGATACTTAATCGCATTTGCCTGGCAGAAATCTTTATCTATATCTAAATGTCGCAACATATCTTGAACTTGCATACCATCTTCTGTGGTACTGTAATGTTGTTTATAGGTACCTTGAATGTAGGCACCTACCTCTTGTAGAATTTGTTCTTCATTATACTTCATTCATTTCTCCAATTACTTTAGATACATCATCTTCTCTGACATTAGGAACATCAACCGATACATCTTCAATCATTTCTTCTGTAGATTTTTTATCTTTACTTGTTTTAGTAACATATTTCATAATGTAATCTCTTTGAGATAATCCATAATATTTCATTGTTACATAATCAATTGGTGAAGATGAACTCCAAGAATTAAAAAGTCCTTGAAAGTTAAATAATTTTTCACCGTCTCCGTTTACTAGATTCTCATACAACTCTGGCATATCTCGTTCTTGTTCCATGTGAAACTTGCAATAGTCTGCCTTCTGTTGTTTTGTTTTGCAATCTGAAAACCCTTTTCTTATTTCTTCTCTTGTTATCATAGTTATCTCCTAAATATTATTAAACTTAAATTACTTAATTTTGTACAAATCCAATCATGTATGTTATGTAAATTACAAATAAATGTGATTACAATAATCGTACACAATAATTGAATAAATGTCATCTTTCTAGTATTACGAAACTGCCAAAATACTTGTC